GTACTACATGGCGGCTGGCGAGGCTCCTAACACCCGCGAGCCGTGGTGCGAGCTTGCCATGCTTATGTATCGGCAAAGCCGCTGGGAGGAGTGTTTTGCGGCCTCTATGCGGGCGTTAAAAATCAGAGACAAGCAGCTAGTCTATACCTGTGACCCGGCGGTTTGGGGCTTTTGGGCGCACGACCTCGCCAGCATTTCCGCATGGCGTCTGGGGCTACAAGATATAGCTTTAGACCAAGCAAAAATTGCTGCTGAGATGGAGCCGGGCGACTTACGTTTGAAGGCCAATTTAGAGTATATTCAGAACGCAATTCAAGCGCAGGGGGAGAAAGCGGCATGAACGGATGGACCCTCAGTCCCTCATAAACGTAGCCTTTGGGATTATTCTTACAGGTTTGGGCTGGTTTGGACGGCAGCTTTGGGATGCCGTTAAAGAACTACGCACGGACCTACACAAGATTGAGTCTGAAATACCCAAAACCTATGTCGCCAAGGAAGAATTCCGGCACGACATCCAAGAGCTTAAACATATCTGTAATGAGATATTCCGTAAGATAGACGACCTCCGTGACAGAAAGGCAGACAAATAATGCCGACCGCTGAAGAGAAACAAGCCAAAATCGCTGAAGACATGGCCGCAAGCGCAAGCAAAGGCGCTCTTGTGGAAAAAGTTGTCTTTGCGGGCGTCCCTATCCTGTTTTCTTGCGTTGTTTATCTCATGAATAGCCTTTCCACGGCCAACTCAGAGATTATACAACTCAAGTCTAAGATCGCCGTCGTAGTAAACGCTGAAAACAAAGCCATCCCGCCGCAGGGTACGACGATAGACATGGCTCTCATCCGTGAGCAACTTAACGACAAAATTGACAAAGTTGAGCGTGATGCAGCTTTAGCCCGCGCCAACATGACTTTGGACCGTGAGCGGTCGATGGCCGCTATAGAGAAAAGTAGATTGGAAATGACTGCCGATGCCGCGCAGGCGCGCGCAGCTATTAGGTCAGAAGCCGCCTTGGCTAGGGCCGAGCTTGAAAAAGAAATTTCGCTTCTTGAGCGTGAAATCCAAACCCTCAAACAAGGAAAGTAAACCATGAGAATGTCTTCTGAAGGGCTTGCCCTTGTTAAGGAGTTTGAGGGCCTGCGGCTCAAGGCATACAAGTGCCCGGCAGCGGTCTGGACCATTGGCTACGGCCACACCTCGGCTGCCGGCAGCCCGGAGGTGAGCCCCGGATTGGAGATCACCAAGGACGAGGCTGAGGAAATCCTCAAGCGTGACATGGTGCAGTACGAAGCTGGCGTTGAAAAGCTGGTCAAGGTTGAGCTTGAGCAATGCCAGTTTGACGCTTTGGTTGACTTTGCCTACAACGCCGGCGTTGGCGCTCTTGCCAAGTCTACGTTGCTGAAGAAGGTCAACGCTGAGAAGTTTGATGAAGTTCCCGCCGAGTTCATGAAATGGACCAAGGGCGGGGGCAAAGAGCTTCCGGGTCTGGTTCGCCGGCGGCGCGCTGAGGTGAAAATTTGGCGCGGTCTGGATACCGAGAAGCCCATCTCAGTTGATGAGGCTCGTGCGGAGCCGGACGTTCTGGCCCCCAAAAAGAGCATCATTCAGTCTAAGGAGGCTAACGGCGCGGTCATTGCCGGCGGCGCTGGTGCTATTGCTGTGGCCCAAGAGGTCATGCCTATCGTTCGTGAAGGCGGAGACCTTCTGTCCGCCATGAGTGGAACGGCTCTTGTCTGCCTCGTGATCGTGGCGGCGGCAGGGGCGGTCTGGTATTTCAGGAAGCAGAGGCTTGATGAGGAGGGCGCATGATCGGCCTGCTCTTCAGCCCTCTGGGGCGATACATCGTCATTGGCGGGATTATCTTCGTGGCGTTGGCTGGGGTCTATTTTAAGATCAGGGCCGATGCCATTGAAGACATGAAAGCCAAAGCTCAAGCAGACATTATAGAGAGGACAAAAGATGCGCTGGATGCTGCTAGTTCCGTCGATCTTAATCCTGAACGGTTGCGCGAGTCTGACGGGCATCGTCGGGACTGAGAACACCAACACCAAGGTTTGCGCTGTTTGGCGAGATGTCTCGTGGTCTAAGAAAGACACGAATCAGACCATTGGCGAAATTAAGGTCAACAATGCCAAACGTGAAGCGTGGTGCCACGACGCTAAATAAGTGCTATCATAAGCAAAACCGCGAGGCTTGACCGTGACCACAGGTCTTACTTACTCCACTTATAAGACCCAGATCGCCACCTTAGCGGTTGTCTCTGAGACGGACGCTAATTTTCTCATTGTTCTCCCGCAGGCGATCACCTATGCGGAGAACAGGATTTATCGTGACCTTGATTTTCTTAGCACCGTTACTTCTAGCACGGCGTACTCGGTTGCCGCTGGTAACAGAAACCTGACCGTTCCTGCTTCTGCTTTTGTGACGATCCAAGAGATTAACGTCATCCTTCCGGCTGGTTCATCCAACCTACAAACCGGAATTAGATCGCCGCTAATTCCCGTGACAAAAGAATATCTAAACTTTGTTTACCCAAGTTTGACTGGAGCTTCGTCTCCTGAATATTTTGCCATGATTGACCAAAACAACATGATTGTTGGTCCTTGGCCTGATAACAACTATACGGTTGAGATTGTTGGCACAGTCCGGCCTGACAGCTTGTCTGTTTCAAACCCGGAGACGTTTATCAGCCTATATCTGCCTGATCTTATGATTATGGCAAGCATGGTTTATGTATCCGGCTATCAGCGCAACTTTGGCCGTCAAGCAGATGACCCCGCCATGGCTCAATCCTACGAAAGTCAGTATCAAGCCCTCCTTGGCCCGGCTGTTGTGGAAGAGGCGCGCAAGAAATTCCAGTCTGGCGCTTGGTCCTCCATGTCTCCTGCTCCGGTCGCCACGCCGACGCGGGGGGCGTAAATGCCTCACGCTTCTCTTAAACTGATCCCCGGCGTTGACCAGAATAAAACACCGGCGCTCAATGAAGCGGCTATCTCCTACTCAAATCTGATCCGGTTCATCCCAGACCGCGATGGTCTTGGCCTTGTCCAGAAATTGGGTGGATGGACAAAGTTTTATCCTAACCAGATCAACTCGCCTGTTCGTGCCCTTCATGCGTGGCAAACGCTAAATGACAGAGACTACCTCGGCATTGGCGCGGAAGATTCTCTTAGTGTCTTAAATGACGGTTCTTTGAGAGATGTGACTCCTGAACTTTTGACAGTTAATGCTCCCGTCAACGTCTCAACAGTTGATGGCAGCAATGTTGTCACGATTACTGATACCAACAGCAATGTTGATGGATATGATTCCGTTTTTATTCAGACACAGATCACGATTGGCGGGTTGAGGATACAGGGTCTTTATGCTTGCCGTGCTATTAGCTCTGGCACCTACAGCATTGAGGCCGTTAATGTACTTGGCGACCCAGATAACGCGACATCTGATGATTCTGGTGGCTTCACGCCTTCGTTCACCACTACCCCCGGTAGTTCATTTATAGATGTTAACCTTCCCGATCACAAATACAGTATTGGAAATACAGCCACGTTCTTGGTCCCCACTGTTGTCGGTGGTATTACCATTTACGGGGATTATACCGTTGTTGACGTTGGCAACGCTGACAACTTCATTATTAGCGGTGATGTGACCGCTACGTCCCCGGCTCAAACCAAAAAAATGAACAATGGGTTGGCCCGCTATGTTTATTTTAATGGTATTGGTCCAATCGCGGCTGGCACCGGTTATGGCGTTGAGGACTATGGTGAGGGTGGATATGGCACGGGCGTAACCCCCTCTGCTTTCCGTGTTTGCGGAACCATCGGCACCAAGGGTGACGGCACAACTGCTACCATCAGTCATTCAACGAACACAGCGATCCCGGTCGGAACAACTGTATCTATTGCTGGTGTTACGCCCGATTATAACGGCACGTTTCTTGTGCTAGATTCTACGTCAAATGTTTTTAATGTTACTGGCGCGTCAGGGAATGGAACTACAGTCACTATTGTCCACGATGGCAATGTAGCCATTGAGGTTGGCACGGTTATCTCAGTTACAGGCTGCAACCCATCAGCATATAATGGGAATTACACAGTCACATATTCAAGCTCTAGCGTAGTGCAATACTTAGCTGCGACGACAGCGGCTTATGTGTCCGGTGGAATTATTGCTTCCAACACGATTGATATTGCCAACGCGACAACCGGTGCGCAGACGGTTGCCGGCACTATTAGTCTTTTAGACCTTCCGGGGATCTTGGATACATCTGATTGGACGCTGGACAACTGGGGTGAGAATCTTATCGCTTGTCCGGTACACGGTGGGATTTATCAGTGGATTTCCAGTTCTGGTGACCCCGTTGCCACAATCATATCAGAAGCCCCCACAGTCAATGACGGCATGTTTGTCGCCATGCCGCAGAGACAGATCATCGCGTGGGGTTCTTCGTTTACAGGAATCCAAGACCCGCTTCTGATCCGTTGGTGCGATGTTCAGAACTATAACGATTGGATCGCCAGCCCTACTAATCTGGCGGGTTCGTACCGCATCCCAAAAGGGTCGCGCATCGTCGGCTGTATTCAGGGCCCACAGCAAGGTCTTATCTGGACTGACCTAGCCATCTGGGCGATGCAGTATACCGGATACCCCAACGTATATGCCTTTAACGAAATTGGTAATGGTTGCGGCCTTATTTCACGTAAGGCTGCGTCATCTATGAGCGGCGTCGTATACTGGATGAGCCAGAGCCAGTTTTTCCGACTGGCAGGCGGCGGTCCAGAGCCAATTCCTTGTCCGGTTTGGGACGTGATCTTCCAAGATTTGGACACGAACAATCTGGACAAGATCAGGGTTGCTCCCAATTCTCGCTTTGGCGAGATTTCTTGGTACTACCCGACGATTGGAAATGGAGGCGAAGTCAGCCACTATGTTAAGTACAACATTTACTTAAATAGCTGGGATTTTGGCACACTTAGCCGCACCGCTTGGATCAACCAGTCAGTGCTTGGTCCCCCCATTGGCGCGGGGGATGATAGATATATCTATCAACATGAGACATCTACTGATGCTGATGGCTTGCCGCTCAACGCCTCTTTTCAGACTGGCTACTTTCAGTTGCAGGACGGCGACCTACTTACATTCATCGACCAGTGGTGGCCCGATGCTAAATGGGGCTATTACGGCGGCACGCAGAACGCCAACCTTCTCCTGACATTTTATGTCACACAATATGCTGGCGATACAGCGCCGGGTCCAAATTCAACATTCCAAGAATTTGGTCCGTTTAACTTAACGCAGGCTACACAGTACGTAAGCCCGCGCCTTCGTGGCAGGCTAGTGTCAATGAAAATTGAGAGTAACGACATTGGCACTTTCTGGCGCTTGGGCAATATGCGTTACCGCTGGCAACCTGACGGGAAATACTAATGGCCTCCTTAGACGATATCCTTACTACGCAAAAAAACGGCGTCGTTGGCATCAACGAGCTTAATAAAACCACCATTCAAGGTCTCGGGAGTAATACATCTCAAACAGTTACGACGGAAACTCTTGTCATTAGCGGACAAGGACGTTTAGTGAATTTCTGCGTCGTAGTGGCAGGAAGTGCAACGGGTGAGATTTATAACTTTGGCTCTAATTCTGGCATGACCCCCGCCTCTCAGCTTGTCACGGTTCCCAATACTATTGGCGTATATAACTGTAATCTGGTGTTCAACGTGGGTCTTGTGATTGCGCCGGGGACGGGCCAGTCCGTCAATGTCACCTATTCCGTGGGGTAAGATATGCCGCTCAAAAAGGGTTCCTCCAAGGAAACGGTTAGCACTAACATCTCTGAGCTTATCCACTCGGGTAAGCCTCAAAAACAGGCCGTGGCGATTGCTCTTAATGTTGCTCGTGAGGCCCGCGCCAAAAGAGCGTTTGGCGGTAACGTAGTGACCAAGGAAAAGGTTCACGTCGGCCCGATCCGTTCATCCGTCGCCGGTCGCACAGACCACCTACCAATGCACGTCCATTCTGGTTCCTATGTCATCCCGGCTGACATCGTGTCAGCTCTTGGCGAGGGGAACACGGAAGCTGGGTTTATGTCGGTGCATCAGCTTTTTGGCCCCAAAATGGGGATTCCGCTCGCAAGGGCTACAGGGGGAGAGACTGGTGAGCTTGTTCCGATCATAGCTGCGGGTGGCGAATACGTAATCCATCCAGAAGATGTACGGCGAGTTGGTCAGGGTGACTTGGATACGGGACACAAGATACTTGACCATTTCGTGAAGAAGATTAGGGCTAAGACTGTCCAAACGCTGAAGAATTTACCGGGTCCCGCTAAGGATTAACTTATGCAGAATGATCTCGGAATCAGAGTTGGCACGCCGGACGACGTGGACGCAATCATGGAGATTGCCTTGTCAGCCTGCGAGGAAAATGGGTTTGTGGACCCAAATCCTGCAAAACTTCTAAGTGAAATTTGGCCTGCGCTTAACCTTGACAAGGGTCTTCTGGGTGTCATTGGAGAACCCGGCGGCAAGATGGAAGGTGCTGTTCTTCTTAGAATTGGCGCAATGTGGTATAGTGACAAAGAGGTGCTTGAAGAGAAGGCTATCTTCATTCACCCGGACTACCGTAGCGCCAAAGGGGGCAGGGCGCGTCGGCTGTGTCAGTTCTCTAAGCACGTAGCCGACTCACTAAGCATCCCTCTGATTATTGGGGTGCTGTCTAACAACAGGACTGAAGCCAAGGTCCGACTTTATGAACGTCAGTTTGGCAAGCCAAGCGGTGCGTTTTTCCTCTATAATGCCCGCACTGGCGGGTTCAGGGCTGCTGCGGAGTAACTGGGATGGGTGGAAAGACCGCAACAACTACGCAATCGGTCCAAATACCGCCAGAGGTTCTGGCTAGGTATAATGCGGTCAACGCTCGCGCTGAACAGGTCGCTTCCCAGCCGTTCCAGCAATACACCGGTCAGTTTGTAGCGCCAATTAACGCGACACAACAGGCGGGTATTAACAATACTATGGCTGCGGCTAACATGGCCCAGCCGTACTACCAGAACGCTACCAATTATTTGACAAACGCTTACGGTCAAGCTGCTCCAATGATGCAGGGGTCCGTTGGTCAGGGTCAAACCGGGCTTAACACAGCCACCAGCATGTTTGGCGAAACAATACAAAAC